GATGTATATAATGTGGCAGTATTTACAAATACGTTTGCAGAAATTGATCTAGCATTAACTGCACCAGCAACGTTTGCCCAACCAGTATTAATTTCTAAGTTTGCAGTTAAATTTTGTGTGTAACTTGTAGAAGCATAAAGTGTTGGTGTCTGCACCCATGTATTAGATACTAAATTGGCAACTCTTGTATTACCACCAACAATTAAACCATCAGCAATCCTTACGTTCGCACCAATGGTTGCGGAGTTTGAAACTACGAGAGCAAGCCCTTTGGCATCAACACCTGTACCAGTAACAAACAAGTTTGCAATGTTGGCGGCACCATCAACTCTAAGACCTAGGGAACCAGATGCATTGAAAGTTGTGTTGGCGGCACGAAGTACCCCAGTTGAAACTGTCAAATCATTTTGTACAACTGCTGAAGAACCAGTACCAGTTACTTGTAATTGTCCTTGTATGATTACATTATTTGCAACCTGTAGACCAGTTCCTGATGAATTGACAATGAATGTTCCTGTATTTTTAGTATAGTTATTTGCACCTATGTCATTGGTTTCCGCCAATACCTGGTTCGTTGTAACTACCCAATCGCCAAACGTGTTGGCATAACTTAGGGGTGTGATTTGATTAGCCATTTCCGCCTTTACTTATTAATTGCGTCAATAAATTTTTGATATCTTGCATGTCGGTTTTCAATGAATTTAATTCCAACTTCATACTATTTATTTGACTTTTTTGAGCATTCATCATCTTAACTTTGGAATAATATTCTTCTCTGGCGGAATAATCATTGTTGATTAGCGCCATTGAAGAAGTATCACGTGCAAATTTTGAATCTTGTACATCAACCAGCATATCAATAACCAGAACCAGATGGTAAAGCTAGAACACGAAGATCATTCAGAACAGGTGCTTTTGTTGTATCTGATGTTGACAGAACAATCTTAATTGCAAATTGACTGAATGATGTAAATGTTGTACCACTTGAACTTGTATAAGTGATTTGATTGGTGGCCGCATTGTCAACACCAGGAGCCGCCACATATTCCCTAACATCAGAACGACTCAATGAGTATGAATTTGGTTGTTCACCAATGTCGGTCATTAGCACCCAATTTTGGTCATTAAATTCACTTGTGTCATTTCTACTCAAGACTTTGTAATACACATTAACTCTTGAACCATATGGTTTGTAAGCAGTATAGTACACTCTCAAATCCGAGGAGTCTGTTGCAGGAGTCAACACAACTTTCTTAGTTATATATCTAGCCAATCCGTTACCACCTTTGGCAGAAGTTTCACCCGCAATAGTTGCTGTTGCTGAAACGGAACCATTAGATGCAATTGCAATCGTTGGTGTTTGAATGTAACCTGAACCAGCAGAAGTCACGTTGATCTTATCAACGTAATAACCTGATGTGGCTGGATTATATACCAAGTTTGCGGTAGCATATGCTTGTGTGCCGCCGATTGCTGTTGGTGCAGAAATTGTTACAGCCGGTGGTGTTGATGAGTAGTTTGCTGTTACACCAACTGTGTTACCACTTGTTACGGTGATGTTGTTGTTAGCCAGACCCATATCATTGATGTTGAAACGAATTGCATAGATCGATGTGCCGTCATCAGAAAGAACTGGTGAAACATATTGATCTGTTGAAGTCATCGTTCCTGTCATTGTGAAAGATGTGGCTGAGTTTGAATCTAAAACTCTTGAACCAGCGCCATCATCAAAGTAAATGTTTTCCGACATAGTTGTACCATATTTTCCTGGTATAACATTCTTCGTTGAGCCTGCAACATATGAGGACTGTAATGTTGGTGTGTATGAATAAGATATATTGGTGGATGTTGGTGTGAAATCTGTTGTTGACAAATTCACGGCATCCAGACGCATATCTTTACCATAGTATACACCAGAAACGTTAGGTACTGTGTTGGCGTTTTTGTAGAAGTCAATATCCGATACAATATCTTTTCTTAGTGGTAACTTCTTAGGCACAACAAACTGTACGGCAGGAGAAGCCGCTACATCGAACACGCAGTTGTCGATAACAAACATCATGTTCTTAGTTTGATCGGCGGTCCAAGTAATACCGTTTTGTGATTCAAACAATGCACCAACGTATGGAGAACCACCAATCTTTGTGATTGTTGTTGGTGTTGCGTCTGACGGAAGATTCTTAACAGTTGATGGTATAGCAATTGCATTTTGTGCGCCAACCCAAATTGTATAATCTGGTGTGGTTGTTTGCAATACAAATGCATACAGGTTGTTAGGACGAATATACACAGGTGCTGGGAAAACAAACTCTGTATATGTTGTTGCATCCAAATATTGTGGATTATCGGAAACATTAACTTCTTGTGCTGTCTTAACAACAACAGTATTATCAAGTGCTACACCAGTTGGATATCCGTTTGTAGTATCTGTCATAAACATTTTAACCGGAACTGAAGAAGTTCCTGTTGGTTTTGATCTGAAATATACTTTAATAGAACGGATGAATGCACCGTTTGGATAAGTTGTTCCGTCAATAATGAAGGACTGTGCAACAGGGTCAATCGTATATGAGTACCGATTAATTAACACTTTATCTTTTTGTGATTGTTGTGCAAACACAGTAGACTTAGCTGCCGCTTGAATTGTGGCACCAAAATTCAGAGACTGACTTCTTGTTGCAAGTGATGATGCTGTGAACACACCTTGTGCGAATGTTGTAGCCGAATCTGGATCATTAACTGTTGACCTATTATCAACTCTAAACACTCGGTCACCTGTTCTAAACAAGTTAGACGGTACATCAAAAATGGCAGAAAAATTACCATGTTCATCAGTTGAAAGTGTTGGTACTTTTGCTGATGTTGTTGCCTGTGCAATAAGAAATGATGTGCCAGTCAATGTGTATGATGATGTTAAATCACCGAGTGCTGATGATTGTCCAGAAGATACGTTGACAGTTATACTCAATGTAGCAACTTTTGTTGTTCCATTGTATGCTGTGATAGTAGCAGTGTATTTTTCTTGTTTGTTACTATAAGAAACTTGTTCTGTAACAACATCAGAGAACCATCCACCAAAATCATCACCACCAAAACCATTCCATTGTTGGCCAACTACAGAAGTAATAATTTTGGCTCTATTGAATGTAGTAATAGTAATTGTTGAACCAACATAAAAACCATCTGTTGTGGATGCTGTGGAACCTAGTGTAATAGATGTAGCGCCGCTTCTGTATGTAATACCTGTGTCGATTGTTGATGTTGTACCACCCGAACTTCCTGCAACTTTACCGGATAGTGATACTTGTTTTGTTGATGCGGAAGAATATGTTCCCGATGCTGTTGTACCAACATAAGAACCAGATTCATTGAATTGTCCGTTTTGCATTGTTGAACTTGTTGCATAAATTGAGGAGTTTGCATCAGAAGACACATACAATCTAACAGAGGTTGAACTTAGTTTTGTTGCAGAAACAACCCGTGCTGTTGGTGTGAATGTACTACCAACATAGTAACCAATAATATCACCTTCATTAAATGTACCAGATACTGAATCAAGTTGAATTATGTTTGGTTGTACAATATATTGATTTACGTTTATGCCGTCAAAGAATGCAGAAACCGGTGTGTTAACCTTCATACCTTTGGCACGAATGATTAACTTTTGCGAACGGATATATGGTTGAACTGAAATGTCTGTGATGTACGTACCGTTCAACGAGTTAACTTTATCATAGTAACCACTCAATGTTTGTTGTGATTGACTTGCATAGTTAGAGACTGTTACTGTTCGAGAAGATTGGGTTTTTTCCGTGAAAGATGTTCCAGGAATTGTTTGCCAATCTGTTGCCGACAACTGATTAAGAGTTGTGCCTTGTTGGTAAATCGTCATGTTTGGATCAGTGATAAGAATATCTGGATCCTTACTTGTTGATACCCACATATCCATTGGTGGATTTATATCGAGGATACCTTCATCACTTGTTACGGCAAATGGATTCAAACTAACAGTATTACTTGCAATCCTCTGTATAACCAAGTTTGCAGAAGTATATGGGAGTGTAATTAGGCTTGATGCGCCACCTGAGTTTGAGTGATATTTAAAGTTGAGCGCAGTTTGTCTAGCAGGAGAAAGATTACCAAGAGATGCCAAGATATCTTTGGATTGTAATGGCAAATTGAACACAGTTTCTGTAGCAGAAAGAGTTGTGTCACGCTTGTTAATCTTAGTAAAGAAGTCTAGATTACCGGAATCTGCGGCAGAAAAACTGGAGAAGTTGTCAACAAGAATACCATTTTTGAATCTATTCAAACCATTGTTATCTGGTACTTGGAGGTCTGCCGCTTGTTTTTCAAGCAGGCTTAATGAAGTATAGTATTCAATGTTATTGATACGTGTTTGTAAGTCAGAGATATCTGACATCGTAAAACGTTTGTGTTGAACTTTTTCTAATGACATGTTTGGAAATACACGTGTCGTTTCACCTGGTAGATATGCTGTATATGGATCCAATTTTATATTGGCCATCAACAAAGCACCTTCAGGTGTAGTTGGATACACAGGTGAATTTGATGCTTTACCGGTGATAAGTTGGAAGCTACTGTCTTTGCTCAGAACAAGAATATCTTTTCTACCAAGATAGTGTGTGTAGTCTGTTGTAAAACTTGACAAGTCGATTGGTAAATATGCGCCAGCATTGTTTGTTGTTGTTGGTGTTGTGGAGTATCTGAACTGGAATGTAGCTTGAGCATTCACTGTTGACAATCTAAAATCAATAGCATCTCTTAGATTATATGCTGTTCCATTCTTACTTGTGTAAGATGGAATTTGTGAATATGTTTCGGGTCTTGTAGAAATACCACCATCACCAGCACCAAGGTATGAGTTAACGGAGAAGTATCCGTCACCACCAGTGTGATCGTAGTAGTCAAGTAATACTAACAATGCACCAGCTGGTTGAGGTGCACCATTTTTCAACTTGATTGAAGCTGGACCATAATATGTGTCGGTTTGACCTTTATCGAAGGTGAAATTTCCAGTAACATCATATGCAGTATTTTTCAACATTGCATCTGTTGGTACAGTTGTTGGTGTTCCTGTGTCAATAATTTTAATAATCTGTTTAACGTCTGACACATACAATGATTGTTTCGAGCCAGGTGTTACGATGTTTGCATAAGGAATATAAACTTGTCCTTGTGTTAAATCAACACGAACACCAGAAACGTTTGTACCAGTCAAGTTAACGTTTGTCGTATTTGCTGTGTAAAGATTTTTACGCTTGAGTGTCAATGCTGTTGTACCCGCATTTGAAATTGCAACTTTAGCAAGAACCGTTGCTGTAAATGTTGTTGCACCTGCTGTAAGTGTGGCAATTTTCTTTGTTGGATCTAATGCAATTGTATTTGTGCTTGCAAAGTTAATGATTTGGCCATTAGTAAATGCACTTGAGCCTTTGTCGGTTACAACAACTTGCCAATAATTCTTAGCAGTGTCTGCCGATTGTGTAGCACTTGCTGTACCGAAGAATGTGGCATCAAGACCAGAAAGACTGACTGAACCCACACCAGAACCAAATACGATTCCACGGAACGCTTTGAATGTTGAATATGATGTGTCAGAAAGGTTACCAACATATGGATAACCAAGGTCAAACACCAATTCAGGTGAAGTTGCATTGTAAAGTGTTGTATCACCGATGCTAGATCCACCAACTTTACCTTTTGGTTCAATACCGGCAGAAGCTGCCGCACCTGTACCAGATGGTACAACCATTAAATCAATATCTTTAGTGTCAAATCTCAAACTAAAGTTTGATGAAGATGTGATTGGTGTTGTAAATGGTAAATCAACTGTGGCAGTTTTTGTTGTACCGTTGTATGAAACAATACGTCTGATATCACCAGCAGATGAACCGGAATCGATAGTAACTGTAGCATTATAATATGCATTAGCCGCCGATGAAAACTTACCTGTTGTATCTGTGAACACTACGTTTGAAGTTGTACCAGAAGCCGCCGTACCAGACAATACATAGTTTTGCATGTCTGATAGATATGCTTTGTATACATATGTTTGTGTGTTTGCATCCGATGAATTTGTATCATACGATACTGCACGAAGATAACCAGTTGCAACTCTTGTTGCGTTATATGTTGTTGTATTTGTGCTTACGATAGAACTGTTTGCATTGATACAGTGGAAGTCTACGGCAGTCACGTTTGTTGTATCAAATACACCATTAGCATTGTTAACGTAGATATAAGAACCGTAGTCAACTGTCGTGATGTTGTTGTTTACTGATTCAGTTGTTCTTGCACGTGTTGTTTCAAGTGTTTTATCTAGAGCATTCTCTACACGATAGCCGCGGATGTATGCAACACCAGTACCAATTTGAAGTTGATACGTGTCGGTAGTTTCTGTATTTGCTCTTGGAACAATCTTGAAATCATTGACAACAAAATCACCGTTTGTGTCATATGTCCTCTTGGCAAAATAATCATCGATAACACCATAAACTGTGCCATCAACCAAACGTTGAATGCTACCATTTGTTACACGAACAAGTTCAATAAAACCTGAGTCTGAACCGAGTGCAATGTTTTTGGTATCTAATGTCAATGTAATTGTGTAACGATCTGCGCCAGGTGCCTGATAGTTTGTTGCACCTACAGCAGGATCTAAAAGTCCTGGATCAGTTACATAGTCGGAAATGTATTCAGAGATAGTAAGACCAACACGTTTTGTTGGTGTATTACCATATTTTTGTACAATGATTGTCTGGGGTTGAACGGAAACAAAGTTACCAATTGAGTAACGCGAATATGTTCCATCATTATTTTGTACATCAGAATAAGAATAGCCATTAACAATATAGAAAACACCCTCGGAAACGGAAGCTACTGATGAGTAACCTGTGTAATCAGTAGCTGAAACGATTTGTGCAGTTGTTGTTGAGTTTGTTGAGTAAATTAAATCACTGGCAGAAAATTCTCTACCTGAGAAGTATGTAACAACAAGAGTCGGGAAATCACCAGAAACGGCTTCTTCTGTTGCAATAACTTTAGCAAATACAATACCAGTTGAATCTGTAATAATTTGATTCAAAAAGTCTGATGCTGTAATGTCGTTATCATTATATGTTGTTGCTAATTTTAGATAACGTGCTTTGTTATTAACAGTAACTTGACCACCTTTGACGGGTGTGTTCTGTTTAAAGATGTGATCCGCAAATTTAGTGATTTGATCTTGTAAGATAGTTTGTGATTGTGTCAATTCCCTAGCCTGCACAGCACGACCTGGACGAAATAAAATTCTATGGTAATGATTGTTTGGATCGAAATCATCGTAGTATGGATCCACATTGAAGTTTAGCATTGCCGTCCTTTAAAAACCTAAAACTAATTTAAATTGTTCTGAACCATCCGCATTTCTTTGCACAGGTTCTCTATTTTCCAGATATGTTAAGTAACCAGAAAATGGTATGAATGTTGGAGTTTCCTGCAATAGTACCGCTCTAGCCGTACCTGTTGTTTTTCCATATAGTATTGTACTATTTACTGGTGTTCCAAATGTATTTATTAACTTTACCTTGTTGTATATGGTATCAAAACTCAAAACAGTTGCTTCAAATGTTGCGTCTGCATATAGGCCCGTTGCTGATTGGAATACAATTTCATCTGGTGTATAGCCACCGAAACCAGTTGAGACAGTAAAATCTGTTGTCACTTTGTAAATCGAAGCATTAGCCAAAGAAATCGATGTGCCAAAATATGCATATGGATTTACAAGAATGCCGAGTTGTCTGAAGTCAATGTTTGTTGGTAAATTACCCGACTCATCTTTCTCGAACTTGGCTGTCAACATAATGTGACGAACACCGAGTTCGGATGCTGGATCGAATCCGTGGCCACCAACTGGTGAAGTTGGTGCAATCGCAATAGCACCAGAACCGGATGCTGAGATGATTGTTGCGTTTGCATATGTGTAGTTCATGCCAGTATTTGCAACAGAGATATCGGTAATTACTCCTGCATTCACAACTGCATTGGCGGATGCAAATTTACCATCACCTGTGATCGAAATTGTAATGATTGAGTTTGCTGGATCGTAACCGCTTCCGCCATTTGTCACATTAATAACATCAATAGAACCGTAACCCTCATTTGTTTGCGTTGGTGTTGGAATATTATTGCCCGCTGGCACCGGCATCCATGCATCATCCATAAATTTTAATTTTGATCCAGATGAAATGGTATACATGTACTTCCATTTGTAATCATCTGCACCTTGAAATATTTGGTTTGCATTGAATGTTCCTGGTTCAAAGTATGGCTCATATGTTGATATACCACCTTTGTTGTTCCAGAGACATTTAAATACTTGGTCAAATTTATTCTTAACATAAAAATGTTTTAATATAGACCCGTTATTATCCAAAGAATACATGTCAACGGAATCATTATAATAATCATAAACTTCACCTGAAGTCCAATCAATTCTTTCAATTATTAAAGACATGTCATTTGTAGTAATTTTTTTAGCAACAAACATATTCTTGAATGTTTGTTTCAAATACTTTTGGTCTTGTGTTGGTGCTGGTGGATTTGTTTCTGTTGTCCAAGATTGAACACGTGACAAGAAACAATAGAACGTACCAACTGGTCTTCCTGTTGAGGAAATAGTTGCAGTCGGTGAATAATACACAGACGATGTTTGGTAGTAACCGTTATTGTATGTTAAAATACCTGTATTTGCTGACATTATATAATCCTATTAAGCGTGTACAATTGAAACTAATGTGTTTGCTAAATCTGTTCCAAAAGAAATATACCTCGCAACAATTGTTGATGTTCCTGGAATTGTATACGTAGTAGCATTCACAGTTGAGTTTACTGCTGTACATCCGTGTGTAAATGTTTGGTTTGTTCCTGATGTATTTGTAATCCACGTTTCTACAACTTTACCTGTTGTAAAATTTGTAAATGACATCGTGACACCAGCAGAAGTGTTTGCTCTCAATACTGAATTATTTGCAAAATCGAGTGTGATTGCAGTTTGCGCTCCATTAAATGTTCTTGGTGTGTAAATAAAACCTTTTTGTGGTTCAACTGTACCCAAAAATATAGACGAATCGCCGTTAAATGATGCAATTTTTTGGATTGTATTTGAACCTATCGGTGCATTCCAGAATTCAATACGTGTTCCTCTTGCAGCATCTGTGAAATTTTCAGAAGCAACAAAATCAATTTTGCCTGTACCCAATGGTGAAAATTGTGTTGTTCCATAACCATTTCCAGAAAGCCTTAAAATAACATCGTTATTTTGTGTTGCAGACGGCGCACCCGCAGTTCCTCTACCGTTTCTGCCTGCAATAACAGAATAGTTATTTGATGTGCCAAATGTATCCAGCACAATTCTTGTAGGAAGTCCAACTTTATTTGTAACATGCATCATATATCCATCTTGTGATGGAGTTTGTTGCACACCACCTAATGAACCTACGATTTCTAATACTGCATTTGTTGCTGGTGTTGTAGAAGAAATAAAAGATACAATATTGGATGTTGCAATGGAGTATGCGGAAACATTACCTAAAATGTTTAAATTTCCGTTAAATGTACCTGAAGTATTTGCAAGTGCAGAGTTTGCTTTATTGTAAGCGGCTTGTGTAAACGTATTTTGTGTGGAGATGTTTGATGTAATTGAACCATTCAGAGTTGTAACGTTACCAGAAATTTCTGAACGGAGAGTTACGACATTAGCTGAAATTCTAGTGTTAATAATAGAGTTAGCCGATGCGGCATTAGCCGAGACAACAGAGTTAATTGCACCAGAATAGATACCAGTTGAGTCTATGTAACCAACAATGTTTTGTGTTTGTAAACCGCCAACCACAAAGTTGACTTTACCTGTTGCGTTTGTTGTACCAATTGCAAGATTACCTTTGTTTGTTCCAGACGAATTAACATAGAGATATCCATCATGTGCTTTCGTTGCTGAATATGTTGATGTTGGATCTGAAAATGTTGATCCATTCAAACCCATATCCAAGTAAAAGTCTGTGTCTGTACCATCATCAGCAGTAATAACATAATCGGCAGAACCATTTGGATTAATGTTCTCGGTATTAACTTGACTATAACTTGCAGAATTTCCAGTAAACTGTGCAACAACATTAGGTAAAATGGTGTGATTATTACCAACAACCAAGTTATTGTTTGAATACAAACCTGCGGCAAGTGTTGTAAGTGTAATTTTACCAGTCACGTTTGTTGGAATATCAACACCAACCAGCACCGTGTTAGCTGTGTTGGCATTGATTGTATTGATTGCTGGTAAGTCCGTTATTTTTACTGTTGACATTTTTTATCCTAGAAGTAATGTTCTACCGTCTTGTGTTGTTAATGATCTATTGTCCTGAGTTAACAATTCAGGATAGAATACTGTTCCGAGTGTGTTAAATATGTTGACACTTGCCGATGAGAGTGTTCTTCCAATCGAAACGTTTGCCGAAGTTGATGTGAATCCGAGCGTTGTGTTTGCAAAAATAACATTGTTTGAATAACTAACATAAGTTACCGTACCATGGAATGTGCTTGAACCATTTACAACTCGAATTCTATCTCCAACAAATACGATATCTCGCATCTTGTTTGCTGTGTTGCTATATTCACCGTTGTTGATAACATCATATTCACCTGTCAGTGACAATATATTTATTCGATTATTGGAGGTGAGTACGTTTGCTGTTGCAACATTTGCGAAAGAAAGGAAAACATTATCTCTTATGACCGCAGTATTACTGATTTGATTAACAGAAATAATATCGGAAAATACATTCGGACCATAGTCATGTGTTACTGAAATTTTTGAACCGACATTAATAATTGCCGCAAGGTTTGCGCCGGACAAGTTAGCAAACTTAATAATGTTATTACTTGATTTTTCAAAAGTTGAATACATCGATGCTGTTGACGATGTAGTTCCTGTATAGTATGATAGCGGCTCCGAATTTGATTCAAAAGATTCCCTATCCACTCTCACTGTTGTTTGTGATTTTAATGCATTGATCGGTGTTACTTTTGTTCCGGCTGGATGTAGAAGTTTGAACAGTACATCTTTATAAGCATCAAAAGACTTCTGTACAATCAATTGATATGTAAAGTTATTGTAGTCTTCGTTTTCTAAAACTTGATTTGAACTTAAAAATCCATCATCATTGATGTATTGACCTGCACCAATAATCAAACCATTTAAGAACTTGGCTGTGGCCACGGCGGCACCGTTACCGTATGTACGAATACCTTGGTTGTAAATGTATTCACCAGTTTCTGTGTTGATAATTGTGTAGCTTGTATCTAAGTCCAAATAAATGTTTGCACCATCAATACGGTCTGTAAGTTTCAATTGTAAGTTTGTTTTGGTATTTGAAGTATAGTTGTATGTTCTAAGTACATATTTTGATACTGCCGTGTTTGCACCTGGTTGCAAAAGTCTAATAGAATCAACAAATGCTTTTGACACAGCGGTGTTGACATTCGAACCCTGATAAACAAGGTCTCCTGCTCTCACCATGTTTGAAAGTGAAACATTTGTCACAATAAGGTCACGAACACGGAGAGAAACACTTGGCGCAGAGATGTAATCTTCACCGAAATTTTCAATTACAAATGATGTGATGGCACCAATACCACGTTCGTCAGCAACTGGTGTAAATTTTGCACCAGCACCTAGAACAGTATTAACTTTTAAAACGGCACCTGAACCGCCAGAAGTTGCCACATTAAGTGTCGGTAATGCATCATATCTGTACCCTAAACCACCTTTAGGGTATCTTATTTGATTGGTTGTGTTTGCAAAGTTATAAGTGGCAGAAATAATTGAGCCCGTAGCATTCACTTTGACATTAGCATTTGCACCAGCACCGCCGGCACCAGCCGTAAAGGTAATAATATCTCCGTTGGCATAACCTGTGCCTTGTGTAACAATTTGAATTGGTCCCAAAATACCTATTGAAGCCAATTGACCTTTTATCTTGAGGCTTTCTATTGGTTCAAAATCGGAAGTGTCATACAAACTTTGTGCAGTAACTGTTGGTAGTGATCTGTATCCACCCCCACCATTATTCAGAACAACCGATGCTATTGGATATGTTGAGAACGATGTGAATGTAAATGCATTTGCCAGTGTGCAAACTGAATTTGATGAAGTGTTCGCCGCAAAGAATGCATAATTATTAGCACCGATCCTAGTATTACGAACCGCGGTACTCAAATAATCTTTTGGAATAAATGCTACATTAATTAATCCAGCTGGATCAACTGAAGATACGTTAGCAATAGCACCGGAGCCCCCGCCACCTCTAATTTGAATGTATGTGTTTGGATCTTCTCTGTAACCATATGAACCATCAATCAATGTGATATCACGGAGAGAACCAAGAGTTGTCTCTAAAACAAATGCCTCAGCACCAATTGGTTTTGCCGTGTCTTCTCTAAGACCACCATAGAAAACAACTGGATCACCAGAATATGTTGGCGAACGACCTGTATATAATTGACCACGTTTCCTACTGTCAACGTTAACAGAAGAAATTGAACCTAAAATTTTAGAAACAAGTGTTGTTGATCCAACAATTGATGGATCCACAATCAAGCTATCTTTGAAGTATAAAGGTTGATTGTTATTGTCAACTACTATAATATTTTCACCAGATTCAAACAGTCGTCCAATATTGGTGATGTAAACTTCAATTCTACCATTAACGGAGGTTGATCTTTCAACTGTTGCAATTGATTTTGATGTTAATCCAAAAACTCTTAGATTGTCAATCGACAACCATTGTTCATCGTTCGTGTCAAGTCTTAGGCTCTTTGAAACATACCATTTACCATCGGAGGCTTTCAGTACAACATCACGAGTAAGAAAAATATCAGCATCCGAATTATACAATGCGCGGAACAAGAATTGATAAGAAGCTGGTGTACCCTTTGTTTGATACAGCCTTCTTGCAATCTTGACCATTTTTGTTTTGTCGGTCAGTGCATCTTTAGGGAAATTCGGAAGGAAATCATTTATGTAATAATCAATAAATTTATTGAATGTTTCTCCAGACTCCACAAAGTCTACATCTTGGTAGTTTAAAAGATTTTGTGTACCATAAATGACACCTTCTTTTCCGGAACCAATATTTTGTTGCTCCAGCCACTCATAATATGCTTGAATGAATGCAACAAACGTTTCATAATTGGTGTCAGACCTGATAAATTCAGGTAACTGAAACGCAACTTTCGATGAAGTTTTATTAGCGAAATTAGTAGTCATTATTATAATGCAGAAACGGTTACGCTGGTTGCTTCTGGATCATATTGATCTAGAGCAATTATTTTATTATATGTGGACGAGACAATAGTTGAATCTGGAACAACAGAAATTGTAAATTGACCCAATTCATTATTAATATTTAACGGTGAAAAATCTGTCAATGTTACCTTGCCGGTTGCATAGTCGATAGTTCCTGCACTTGAATTTAAAATAGTCTTTGTATTATTGAAATAATAATAAGTTCTAAGTGTTCCAATTGAACCTTGTAATACAGCATCAGCATAACCTAATGCACCTGAAGTGTCACCATCGGCTGGAGTTATCTGAACAATTGCTTGTGTGTAATTGAAACCTGGGTTTGTTACTACCAAACTTACGATTCTACCTGCGGCTAATACAGCATAAGCTGTAGCGCCTGTACCATCACCCACTATTGTTACTTTTGGTGCTTTTATATAACCAAAACCTTGATTGGAAATGTTAATTGATGCAACACCACCAACAGTGGTTGGTACTTCTTCAAAATAAACACCCGAACGTATAAAATTAGGTGATGTAATATCTGTGACACTAAAATCTGGAGTGCTTGTTAAACCTGCATTGAAATAGTTTCGTTTTAATTTAACACCAAAATCTAAGAAGTATGTTGACTTTGCATTTAGTTTAGGATAGATTTTTTTCTGTAGTCTTATAGTGGATTCATTAGTAACAATAGATGGGTCTGTAGCTTGAATTTGAGTAATCAATGCAGGTGATTTGAATGTTGAATTGAATGTATTAAGATTTGTATTTGCAAAAGAATTGATTGAGTTGATAACTAACTGCTTGATTTGGCCACCAGTATATGTTGTTTTCTTAGGATCATATAAAACTTTTGTTGTAATATTTACAAATGTGTAATCTGGATCAACGATGGTCGGTACGACTGTAAGTACAGAGATTGGTTTAATAACTTCGGTGACCAATTTATCTTTTTGTGATGGTGTGAGTGTCAAACCACCTGAAGGTTTAACAGCACAGAAAATTTGTCCATAAACGGGTGGTATATTTTCTTCTCCACCCCATACTGAAACAGATTCAATAGGTAAATTTGTAGAATTATTTTGAATCAAGTAAATGTAATCTTCTTTTGTCACGGCACGACCTTGTGCCGCATAGGCCTTAGGTGCTGTGTATTTAATTGAAGCAATAGATTCTTTATCCGCGCCGGCAAAAGCTGATGTGATAGGAGATATAACGGTGTTTGAATAGCCACCAACGGAAGACATAAGTGTAAAGGAATTTGCTCCAAATGCCGATGTTCCGCCAGTTGAAATATAAGAGATATTAACAACATTGCCATCGATTAGTGTAGAACCAAGAATGCCATCACCAAAATATATTTCATAGAAACCATTCATACCTTCTTGGAGGAAATAAACTTTTGATGTTGGCTCTAAAGCAATATAATCTGTTGCGCGTATGTATGTGTTATATACCAAACTTGATGATGAATCTTGTACCGAAACAATTAGTGTTGAAATGTCAATATTTGCATCAGAGATTGTAAAGATTAATTTTGGATTTGACGCAGTATTAACTATGAAAGCAGAAGAAGCGGCCACACCTTCCGCAATTTCAATGTTATTAAATGTTGCAGTATTTGCCGATACATTTACTGTTGTGGAATCTTTAGTTAAAAATGTATAGTTCACACCATTAATTGCCTCTGAAAGAAATGGTGTGAATTTTGGTAAAGTTAATGTTGACGTTGATACTTGATTAACTTGTAATTTGATAGACGCTTTTGATGATACTGCTGATCTTGGAATATAATTCAACATTTTTGCATGTGAAACAACTGAATTTCTTTGAACTGAAGAATCCAAGAACATTTCATTTGCTACCATGTTGAGATAGTATGCATTGTATTGTGTATTGTATGCAAGTAAATCAACAAGAACAGAGAGTGCAGAACCATCAAAGTTGTAGTCCTTTAATGTGTCTTGTTGACCAAGAAAGGTCTTTAAACTTGACTTGATTGATCCAAAGTCAAGATTTGTAATTTGTAAACCTGAATTAGCTGTTGCCATTATCGTGTTCTCTCAAGGATTAAATTGATTGCTGTTGGTTCCACATTATTACCAATATAAAATTGTATCGTCACACTATACGCATTATCATCTGGTTTTTCGTAAATTGTAACTTGAACTAAACTAACTCTAGGTTCAAATTTATATAAAACATTTTCAATCTCTGACTTAAGAGATTGTGCTGTCAGTGCATCGACTGGTTCAAACAAAAGGGCTTCGATTCTTGAACCTATATTAGACTGAAATGGTCTCTCAAAATTCTTTGTCAACAACAAGTAACGAACGGAACGAATGACTGCCATCTCATCATAACTCAAGGCGATATCATTTCTACCAGGTGTTCTAGTAAAAGAAAAATCTAAATCAGAGTATAGTTTTTTAAGTGTCTGTGCCATTTTGGTATTTATTGCAGGAGTAAAACGACTTTTTCAAAATCGAGGACCAGTCGAAAAAAATTCTAGGGCCGGAACGAAAATTTCGAATTTCCTCATTGATTAGCTAAATTGTTTTTCAAACGGTCTGTACCTATCAAATTATTCACTAGATAAGTCTGAGTATTACCCATACTATCAAATTTACTGACTTTATTATAATCATCTAGAATTTGAATTGATCGTGTGTAAAACGCCCAATCCGAGGTTCTCCTAAGAGCAATGTAATTATTCATAGTTTGCACATTGGAAATAATAAGATTTATTGCCGAATTCGAGATATTACTAATGCCACCAGACACAGAATTGTTTAATGTTATCATGTTGGAATTCATTGTCGTTGTATAACTAATGATATCATTTGCGATAAACAAACTGGTCATGTTTCCCAACAATGGCACAGTATTTGCGACACCATCGGTTGTACTCAAAACCCTAAGCAATTGATTGCCAATAGAAGTAGCGTGGTCTAATGAAGGAATCGTATCCGTATTTGAAGTCATTGTATATACACCAGAAACATTATCTGTGTGTAATTTAAATGCATTAATTTCAATAACCAAATTATTTAGGTTTGCTATAAGATTATTT